CCGTTTTGACGGAAAGGTAAAGACAACCGTAATTATTAAGAGAAAAAATGACAAAGGTATGTAAAACGTGCAATAAGGAAAAGCCTTACGATGATTTTTATGCTTATCACCGGAACCGTGATCTTTTGAAACCTCATTGCAAGGATTGCCAAAGTCTGCAGCGACAATCAAGGGATTGGCAGGGATGGAAACAAGGATGGCCTTATAAGGGTGACGTTGATGATTCGGAATACTTGAAAGACAGAACGGAAACTTTTATGGGGAATGGCAATGGTTGGTGGTGGGGGCAAGGATAAATGGAACAGGGCTATAACGAAGAAGCGGCAGAACTCGCGCAAAACGCAATGGAAAAACTTTCCGACGTAAAAGAGGCTAACGAATTTGCGAACTATTATTGCAACCTTTCGCCCGAACGACAAAAAGTTTTTTTGAATGTATTTAAAGCCAACCTAAACATGACTGAAGAACAGCATATCGTTTGGTATGCACATATCAATCAAGGTTTTAGTTTCACGACATTGGGCGATCTTCGTGGATACACACCACAGGGCGCACGCAAGCATTTCGAACTTGCCTCTAAAAAATTGCAGAAAATAGAGGCTTCCGATCCTGCAAAAGTGGTTTAAATCACCCCAATAGGGTAGAGGGGTCACTCACCGCCCTACCCGCATTTCTGACAAAACAGACGAAGGACAGGCGGTAAACAGGAATGGTGGGCGTACCTCTTTCCGGAAAGATGATACGATACAATTATAAAAAGTTGGGATCAAGATAAATGCCAAAAGGCAAAGGAACTTATGGTTCTAAACGTGGCAGACCGCCAAAAAAATCAAAAAGAAAACCAATCAAAAGCAAGAACAGAGCATCGTATGGCCGCTAATTTGAAGGGTGTGAATCTCAAGGGTCTGACTAAAGTACAGAAATCACAGATGCAAACACATAAAGCACATCACACAAAAAGACACTTGTCTAAGATGGCGACTGAAATGCGTAAAGGCAAGACGTTCGCGCAAAGTCATAGCACGGCGCAAAGAGTCGTCGGTAAGTGATGGATGGAAACAAAGGCGTTGCGTTGAATGTGGAGTTGGTCGGTATCAAAAATTTGAAGACGACACATACCTGGCGGTTGGAATTTGATGTATACGAAATCGACTCACACAAAGTAAAAGACCTTATGGATAAGGTTGATAAGCCTTTAGTGATGGCCTTGGTGGATAATGGATAAAACGACGGCAAATCGACGGACTAATGGGCAATTTGCCAAAGGAAATTCGGCGGGTGTGCAGTTCAAGCCGGGTAATAACGCCAATCCAAATGGACGAAATGGTGCGATGTCAGATGTATTCAGAGAACTTGCCGAAGCAAAAGACGATCAAGGCAAGACGAGAAAAGAAAAGATTTTAGATAAAATTTTACGCATGGCAGAGAATGGGTCGCTCAAGGCTGCCGAAATATACATGAACCGAGTGGAAGGCAAACCAAGAGAATATGTCGAGCAACGTATTAGGAAGGACGAAATTGTCATTGAGTGAAGTTCCGAATAAAAAAAGACAATATGCTCAAACATCAACGGCGATTCTGGGATATGCCCAATCGAATTGTCCTATTGATTGGCGGTTACGGATCGGGAAAGACTTATATCGGGGCATTGAAATCCCTGTACATGAGTTATTTAAACAGTCCTGTACCGGGAATGTATGTGTCACCTTCACACCAATTAGCCACCAAGACAATCATTATAACGCTCAAGGAGTTGTGTAACCGTGCCGAGATTGATTATACATACAATCAGCAGCGAAGTGAGTTCACCTTCCACAATTGGGGCGGTGTGTTATGGCTTGGTTCTGGAGATAAACCCGATTCCTTGCGTGGTCCGAACATTGGATGGGCGGTCATAGATGAGCCATTTATACAAAAGCGTGAGGTGTTTGAACAGATGATTGCCCGTGTACGTCATCCAGAAGCAACTAAATCACAGATATTCCTCACAGGAACACCGGAGCAATTGAATTGGGGATTCACATTAGCCAACGATCCGGACATTGACATCGGTGTGATACAGGCTTCCACGTTAGACAATCCACATCTACCAGACGATTACAAGCAGAGTTTATTACAAGCGTATTCAGAAGAGCAGATCGATGCGTATGTACACGGCAAGTTCGTCAATCTTACACAAGGCAGAGTGTATAAAGACTTCGACAGAGAGCAGCACGTTGTTAAACGTCCCGATCTAAAGAACGAAGAACTGCCCATTGGAATTGCGATGGACTTCAACGTGGATGCCATGAGTTCGGAAATCTTTTATATAGGTCCCAATTGGATACACGTATTCGATGAGGTGAGACTAAAGAACGCAACAACGTATGACATGGTCGAGGAATTGGTGAAGCGATACCCAGAAGCGAAGGTTTTTCCGGACAGTTCGGGGAGTGCGAGGCGTTCTTCTGCGGTGGCAAGCGACCATCAAATCATACGAGCGCACCCAGGTTATACCATATCGGCACCGAAAGCCAATCCGCCCGTTCGTGAGCGTGTTAACTCCGTAAACAAACTGATACGCGAAGGCAACTTCTCTTGTGAGAACTGCCCCAATCTAATTATGGATCTTGAGCGCAATGTGTGGAAAGGAAATGATATTGATAAGACTTCCGACAAGGAGCAGTCACATAGTAGTGATGCAATTGGATATGGGATTAATAGACTATTCCCTGCCAGAAGAAACATTATGAAGAGTGTCAGATGGTAACATTCTTGCTTGGAATATCATTGGTTTTGAACGCATTGTTCGTTGGCTTGTGGATTTACGGCCTTCATATTGACAAGAGGATGAAAAGGGAAGCAAAAGATTTATTAAATAACACTCAAAAGATGAGTTCTGATATGTATAAAAATTGGATGTTCGAAGCATGATGACAGTCAACGACGTAGTATTACCAAATTATTCCGAGCAGATAGTCCTTGAATCTATTCGACGGGCGCAAAAAGGATTCGAAGAAAAAGAAAACGCAGAACGTGCAACGGCGTTGGATTTCTATTATCACACCAACGTGGATCAGCACATCGAACAATGGTTCTCCCCTTCCACATTAGAACAGATTCCACCTTTTCCACAGAAAATCGTCCCGCGCTTCGCCCGTGCAAGGAATATGATATACAAGAATCCACCGAAGCGTATGATAAACGGCGAACAAGCCGAAGACTATATGGAGTCCGCACATCATCTTGATACAATCGCAAGAGAGTTCAACGAGACATCGTGGCTCACGGGCGGCATGGCGTTCAGAAGTAAGTGGGGACGTGACCAATTAGAATATGACCTCATCCCATACTTTAAAAGATACTATCTTGAAGGTGAGTCTCGTCCTTTTGGAGTGTCGTATGAGGTGGGTAGAGATGCAAAGAACAACCGCATATTCGTATTCTGGTCGGAAGCAAGAGATGGTGTCCCTGGAATCCACTTGAAGTTCGACCAAGCCGGAAGAACCATCCAAGTCAATGATGACAACGTGAATCCATATTCTGTGATGCCCGTGACCTTCGTCGATTATGGTACAAGTGCTTCGGATGTTATAAGGGCAGCCGTACAAATAGGCATCGCGAATACAGAAATAGCATTGGCAACCCGGTTCGCTTTTGGTCAGCCTGTGGCAACGGGTATCGAAGAAGCAACTCGCATGAAACTCGGCATCGATCGCGTATTGTTAATGCCACCGGATAGTTCGTTTTCTTTTGTATCGAGTCCCGCTAATCTTGGTCAGATGATTGAGGTAAGTAAGTCCTTTGCCAATCAAACGGCTATCAACAACCATCTGCGAATCAAATGGGATGAATCGGGTAATGCACCAAGCGGTGCGGCGTTACGTTTATTAGAAATGGAAAATTTAGAATCACGTATTTCAGACATACCAAAATGGAGAGATTGGGAACATGAAAGGTATCAAGTGGATCGCGAGATTATCCGTGTGCATACGGGTAAAGATATGGGCGAGAATTATTCGGTGGATTTCGCCGAAATAGAATTTCCTACAGATCAGAAGCAAGAGTTTGAACGCCTTGAATTTATGATGGCTAAAGGTTTAATGGATCGTACAGACTTGATCCGGCATTTCAATCCAGACATAAGTGACGAAGATTTAAAGACGCTCATGGATAGAGTGGATGAGAACAAGAAGGAAGAAGCAGAAGCACAGCAACCGGAACAACCACAATTTGAAGGATTAAAGAGACTTGGCACAATTGGTTCTTAATCACATCGCTAAAATTGATGAACTACAAGATGAAGTGATTCAAAACGCCGATAACATCTTGCCATCGATTGATATTGACGAAATGCTAAAGGATACGGAAGGATATTTGTTGAATCTTGGATTGTCTTTTTTGAATGAACACATCGAGGAGATCGAGAAGGGTGCAAAACAGGGACAAAGGTTTGCTAAAGAGGTGTTAAAGAAAAGTGGCTAAACAAGCGATTACAGTTACAAAGAATTTTGATCTGAATAAAATATCGTTGGATTTGACCAGAGAATTAAATCTTGGCGCACAAATTATAAAAGTAGACCACTTTCAACGATTAGAAAAAGGTCAAGGAGTAAAGGGGGCATTGCAGCCATCTAAAAAATCAAGTGGAAAGACATTAGTCCGAAGCGGAAAGATGAGGAACCTTGTGATTGATAAAGCAACCAAACAAGATCAAGAAGCAAACATACATCCGGGCGAGAAACAATTATATCCTGGAACTAAAGTAACAATGTCGGACGTAGGTGGTTTTCATCAAGAGGGTGCGGGGAACCTTCCGGTTCGTGAATGGTTCGGTGTCACGACAAAAGCCGAAAAAAAAATTATGAAGATGGTTGAATTAGAAATCGAAAGACAAATTAAACGTGCCTAACCTTCAAATCACGATGGCAAATCACATATCTGCATCGGCCTCTCAAGCCGCATTGTCTATTCAAGAGTTAGTAACGACAATGAGAGCATCGGGTATGTCTAATGTCGCAATAAAGCAAACATTGTTAAACGATCTTAATTCTGGCGGTCAATTGTTTGGTGCGTTTAGAAACAAGATTAAGAACACCGTCAAGAATGGTGTCGAATTTTCTTCTAATGATAGTGCTAACGGTACGTTCACAAAAGCGGGAGTGCAAGAATTTAAATGGATTTCAGTTGGTGACAATAAGGTATGTGTTGATTGCGAAGGAAGGCACGGGGAAACAGGAACGATGGAGTTCTTCGAAACGATAGGGCTTCCCGCTTCTGGCTTTAGTGTATGCACAACAAATTGCCGGTGTCAATTAGTGCCAGAGAATTATAAGGGCGAGAACCTTGACAAACCTTTGGTGAAAAAGAAAATAAAAAAACCATTATATACAAATACAAAACAAGCGGAAAACTATATTTCAAAAAAATTGAATTTGCGAGATAATAGGGTTGATTTTAGTGGTTTGGATGTTGGTGCGGCGGATGACGTGGTAAAAGGAATAGAGGAAGTTCATAAAAAAACAGGATTAAGATTTTGGGAGGTCAAAACCGTAACTAAAAATGCGTCTTGGTCGGCGGGGTATTCAAGATTTGCCAATGAATTAAAATTAAATTTAAGAAATGCGAGAAGCAATGATGTATTTAAAACAAAAGCAAAAAAATTAGATGACATCTATGAAAAAAGAATTTTAGATAGTGAAAAAACAATTTCAGAATTGAAAGAAAAATTAAGGGTATCCCCTAACAAGTCTTTAG